GTGTCAGGCCTCACAATTAAGGAAGCTCTTTGAGCTTCCTTAATTTTGAGCGACACCGGTCAGTCTAAAGCTCAAAATGGAAGGTTAGAATAGTATGACAGCGGGTGGCGGTCTTTTACAGCTTGTCGCTCAAGGAAAACAGGATGTTTTTATAACAGGAAATCCCCAAATCACATGGTTTAAAATGGTCTATCGCCGCTATACAAACTTTGCAGTTGAAGCCCAGTCAATGTATTTTGACGGACCCCCAGATTTTGGAAAGAGACTGAGTTGCCTTGTGCCTCGTCGCGCCGACTTGCTCGGTCCCATTATTCTTGAGGTTACATTACCTGCCCTCACCCTTACGGACGGAACACCTGTCTCCTATTGCAACAGTATTGGCCACGCCCTCATTGAAGAGATATCATTGGAGATCGGTGAGCAACTCATAGATAAGCAGACGGGTGAATGGATGGAGATCTGGTCAAACTTGACGACAACGTCAGCGCAAAAGAATGGATTCTATGATATGATTGGAAAAGTGGATGCCTATACGACACCGGATCTGAATGGTCCTCTGAAGCTGTATATCCCTCTCCGTTTCTGGTTCAATAAGAACCCTGGGCTGTATCTCCCTTTGCTCGCGCTCCAGTATCACCCTGTTCGTATCAATATCAAGCTCCGCCCTCTTCAGCAGCTCTTTTATGGGCAGCAGCTTGTTGAGAACTGCAACACAACACAGGTGAACAATGCTACGATCACTGATATGATGTTATGGGGTGACTACGTGTTCCTCGACGTGGAGGAGCGTCGTCGGTTCGTCAGCAGCACACACGAGTATCTGATTGAGCAGGTTCAATATACACAGAAGCTGTCCATTCCTACAGGAAATACATTGGCAAATATGCGCCTGGAGTTCAATCATCCGTGCCGCGAGTTTATCTGGATTGTGCAGCGCGACGTGATGCAGGCGTATCACGAATGGTTCAACTTCAGCAGCTTAGCGACGAGTGAAATCGGTATTCGCCAGGATTTGCTGGCAACTGGCCTCATCCAGCTGGATGGCCAGGACCGTTTTGATCAGCGCGATGCTGGTTACTTCCGTCTCGTGCAGGCATGGCAGCACCACACCGTCATTCCTAACGACGATTTCATCTACCTGTATTCATTCGCATTGAGACCTGAAGACATGCAGCCGAGTGGCAGCATGAATGCGTCGCGCATTGATAATATCACACTGGTTGCTGGCCTTGTGCCTGATACGAGGCTATCACCTGCGAGGGGCAATGCCACTCTTCGCGTCTATGCAACAAATCACAATGTGCTCCGAATTGTGAACGGATTCGGTGGCCTCGTGTTTACTATATAAAGATCTTTAGTGATAGAACTTATAACGTCAATGACATCTTCATATGATCAATATGCCAACTTTGTTGGGGAAATCTGCGCACTTAATGATCTCAGTTTCTTTAAGGCGCACAAGGACTTTGTCTATATGTTAGAACATGTGACACCTGACCAGGGACAAGAATACTTAGATGTGATTCTACGAGTAACACATTTAAGTGAAAAGGATATTAAGGAGTTCTGTGAACTAAATGACTCACTGGGCAGACCTCGCACAGGCACATATTCATTTGGGACTGTATCCCCAACAAATCTCAGATATATTTTCCAGGCACATCTGATCTTAACCCATATTTATAATCATAGTCTGAAAAATCCAGATATTGTTGAACTGGGAGGAGGCTATGGAGGCCTATGCCTTGCGATCCACTTCTTTGCCCCCAGATATCTGGATACAAACTTCACCTATTCAATCATTGATCTGCCGAACATCATCAATCTACAGGAGAAATATCTTGCAAAGGTTAGCCCAGGACTCAAGGTCAGCTTTTATCCATCCACTAAGTTTGGTGCAGAGGTCCCTCTACAGAACGCCTTTTTGATCAGCAATTACTGCTTCAGTGAGATTTGTCTAGAATACCAAAAGGAGTATATCAAGACCCTCTTTCCAAAGGTGTCTCACGGGTTTATGGTGTGGAATGCAATACCGCTTTACAATTTTGGGTTTCCAGTTGTTGAGGTAGATGAATACCCGTGCACCGCTGAGAATCCGAAGAATAAGTATGTCTATTTTTGACTTTTTAAACAGAAGATAGTATAGGGAATGCAAGCATTACAAAGTGCTGCTGCTGCCGCTATACCAAAGACAAGCCTTGCAGGCGCAGCAACAAGCCTTATTCCAACAAGCCTTGCAGGCGCAGCAACAAGCCTAACAGGCGCAGCAACAACACCTAGTATTATACCCAAGATTCCGGTTTGGCTATATCGCCTAGTGGCCGCTTTTCCCATTACAGGAATGGCGGGCGTTGATCATTATTTACTTGGATCTCAACAGACAGCTTTCGCAAAGTTTCTTGTCAATCTTTTAACGTTTGGATCATGGTATGTCTATGATATTCTACAAAGTTTGGACGCAGATAAAGTATCTGATAGAGGGCTTGATTTTCCCTTTTACGGAGGAGGAGCTGTAGGAAAGGGAAAGATGGCTGCTGACGCGAAAGACCTTGGGCCCACAGGCGAGGCATTTCTGAATCTAATTTTTGCGTGTACAGCGGGAGTTCTATATTTAGTTAGTCACTATGTTCTAGAAAAGGAAAAGCCACCTGTTGATAATGTTGCAAAGGTTGTTTCTCCTATTCTGTTAGCTGCTACAACAGGTCTGTTAGCGCTAGTCGCTTATGGTTTATTTAAGGGGGCTACTTCAGTCTCTGGCCTGGCGGGTGCAGCTGGTATTGGTGGACTTGCTGGGGTTGCGGGGGTTTCTGGGATTACCAGCATACCTGGGGTACCTAGTATACCTGGTCTACCTAGTATACCTGGCCTTACAAAACAGGCTGGCGGTGGTTCCCCGTATCCATCAACTGATTTTCTAGCCCTCGGCACACTCACATTAATCACTGCAACGGGGTTTATACTTTCAGCCGTTCGATCACGTGGAGCGCTTTAAAATAGCAAATCCGTTGCGATCCTCTATTCTATAAATGAGAGAATAGCCACTCTGAAGTGCATCTTCCAAGACCTTATCCGTTTTCATTGTCCTGATATCATCCAGCATAAGATACTTGGGATTACACGCCTTGATTGCCATATAATCTTGAAACCCACAATACTCACCTCCATCAATAATCACCAAATCTATCTTACTATTGATCTCAATAAGAGGAGCCTCAATTAAACTTGCAATATCTAATTTATGCCACCGATCATAATGGACTTTCCATTGATCGAAGACAGGATGTGCTTTAATCTCTGCGTCGGTCATCATAGACTTGGCAATACGTGCTCTACAAAACTGGACCATCTCCTTTCCAGGACGGCTTTCCCAGTTTTTCTGCGCTATACCCAAGTGTTCAGCATTTGTTTCAAGGGAAAGGACACTTACAGGCTTGTATATGGGCCTCGCCATAGCCCCCATAACAACGCAAAGAGTTGTGCCAAGACCTGTATAACTCCCAATATCTAGAATCGTGTAGATCTCCGGATCCTGCTGGACAATGCTCATAATCGCCTGCCCTGCGGGCGTGTAGATATTAATTTCACCGAGGCTCATACTATCTAAATAGTTAGTATACTCTTAAACCTAATGGAACCTCTCCTTTCCCAGGACCAGTTTGAGCAACTGATCGGTCGCGCCCCTACAGAGGCAAAAATTCCTCCACAGATCGTCGTCTATTTTACGGCCAGTTGGTGCGCACCCTGCAGGCGTATTAAGTATGACGAGATTATGGGGGCGAATAAGGCCGTTTACTGGTTCAAATGCGATGTGGATCAGAACACATATACACACGGTTTCTGTGGTTTACGCTCTATTCCTTCTTTTATTGCAATCAAGGATATGAAAGTGGTCAGTAGTTTACAGTCATCTGACAATCTGAAGATAGTGGAGTGGATTGGGCAGAAATTTTCTAACGCATAAATATAAATGACATCAGTTCTGCGTTCATTTGCCTCAAATAAGGATATGTCTCAGAAAGACCTTAGTTCCCTATCCACTTACACTATAACCAAGTATGATGCGCAAAATCAACTATACTACAGGGGATCAACTACCATAAATATCACACTACCCTCAAAGATAACTGCAAAGTGGAATAGTTTTCCTATCATTTATCTTGCAAATATGTCATTGTTATCCGGCAGCTTGATGACATTTTACTTAGATACAAATGTAAGAGTCAAAGCACCAGACAATGAAAATTATACATCAAGCTTTTCGCTGCGGGGAGGGTTCAACGGCTATCTCTTATATGTTGGAGATGACCAGTGGATGCTCCAGGGTGTAGGCGCGAATGTTGTATAATAAGTATAATAGTAAATAGATGTCCTACGATACTCTAATCGTAGGTGGTGGAATAGCAGGTTTGTATTGTGCTCGAGAACTTCTCAAACACAATCCAACTATGAAAGTGGCAGTCTGTGAAAAATATAAGAAACTGGGTGGACGGGCCACAACCTTCAAAAAAGAGGGGCTCCAGTGGGAAATGGGTGCGGGGCGCATTAAGGACTCACATACAATGCTACTCGGCCTGATCAAAGAATACGGGCTTCATACGATTCCGATCGGCGGCGGCCTCCAGTTCAGAGAAACGGGATCTTCAGAGTATGAAGAGAATCATTTTGAGCCGGCGATTGATCTTATCATCAAACCGCTCGCTCTTCTTCCGGCTTCAGAGCTGGGGCAGCACACTCTGAAAGAGCTTCTAGTGAAAATCCATGGATCCGCCCAGACGCAAAAATGGATGGACCGTTTTCCGTATCACTCTGAGATCGTGACCATGAGGGCCGACATGGCGATCCGTGAGTTCCTTGAAGAGATGAAATCGCATGAGGGCTATTCCGTCTGCAAAGAGGGGCTCTCGGCCTTGATTGATGCCATGGTTACAG